TGTATCGGGTTGTTCAACAGGTGTTGTTTCGGGTTTTTGAACAGGTGTCGGTATTGTTGCGGATTCTAAAGTAATAATTTGATCTGGAATTAGTCACATATTATATAATAAAATTATAGAAATGGCTAACCAAACTAGTCTATGTTGTGGTTTGTTTAAAGCAAAATAGACAAAAATTATGACGCTTACAAGTATATGAAAACGTAGATCTAAAGAATGTGTAGTTGCATAAAATTCAACAACAGATACAGCGGCTATAGTAGCAACGTCAGGAATGTTATAAATAACTATACCTGAAGCAATAAGACTTGGAGCAAAGTGATTATATTTTTTAAAATATGTTGCTGCGGTACCAATCAAGTTAGTGGTGTTATTAACTGTATTGTCTGCAATAAGTTTATCAATCGGACTGTTAGTAATGTATTTATACTCAACACCTACAACAACTAACCATGAACATAATAATAACAAAGTTACTGGATCAGATGCAACACGTTCAAGGGATCTTGTAAATGCAACCATTATTATTATTTAAAAAATCTTAGAACTTGAGTTTTTATATTGTAAATAAACGATGGTTTATTAGATTTTTGTTTATTATTACGTTTATTATTACGTATATTTCGTTTAGATGTTGTTAAACTTGTTGTAGGATTTGAAGAACTCAAATTGGGTGGGGGCGACATTATATAGAAAAGTTATTTATCACAACTCGGGAGTAAAATTCCTTCCTTAATAACTGCATTTTCACCAACTGTAAAAAGTTGATTGAAATGTCTTGTATCACTAACAGCATATAATATTGCTTCGCAGACTGTACCTATATCAATTGATTTTCGATATCTTTCTAATATTGCTGCATTAATTTGTTCGTCAATATTTTTATCCTTTAAAACTGATGTTAAATCTAATAATGATCTTCTATAACATTCAACATGTTCATAGTTGATCATATCACTCCTTCCGAGTTTAGTCAACAATTTAAATGGACATGGTACAACTTTAATATAGTTATCAACGCGTATAAGATATTTTGAACAAAATGAATAACTATTATAGCGAAAAAATTTTGATTCAAGGTTAGCAAAATCGGCAATTTCTTCAGATTTATTCTTTAAATTACGACCAAAAACTAGAGAATCATCACCAGCAAACATGGCATAATGTATATCATTAGGATAAAGAAAAGCTACAATTGCTGCAGTTAGCATAGTGTTACTTATTAACGTTGTTCCTACGCCGCTTTTTCTTTGAGCACCAACATCGACACTGTATCCAAATGACCTATCTCTTAATGTACTGCATTCATTAGCTTTCCACCAGATTTTTAGTAATTTTTCACTAACTCCTACCATACGATATAACTCCATTTCAAAAT